GGGCGCAGCCTCCGCCACAGGCAATCGGGGCGCAGCCTCCGCCACAGGCAATCGGGGCGCAGCCTCCGCCACAGGCTATCTGGGCGCAGCCTCCGCCACAGGCGATCTGGGCGCAGCCTCCGCCACAGGCGATCTGGGCGCAGCCTCCGCCACAGGCTATCTGGGCGCAGCCTCCGCCACAGGCTATCTGGGCGCAGCCTCCGCCACAGGCGATCGGGGCGCAGCCTCCGCCACAGGCGATCTGGGCGCAGCCTCCGCCGCAGGCTATCTGGGCGCAGCCTCCGCCGCAGGCTATCTGGGCGCAGCCTCCGCCACAGGCAATCTGGGCGCAGCCTCCGCCACAGGCAATCGGGGCGCAGCCTCCGCCACAGGCGATCGGGGCGCAGCCTCCGCCACAGGCAATCGGGGCGCAGCCTCCGCCACAGGCAATCGGGGCGCAGCCTCCGCCACAGGCTATCTGGGCGCAGCCTCCGCCACAGGCGATCTGGGCGCAGCCTCCGCCACAGGCGATCGGGGCGCAGCCTCCGCCACAGGGAAAGCCGGTGTGGCGCTCGCGGCCGGCCTCGAATGCAAAGCAATGGGCGCACTCGGCTGCGCGATCTGCTGCGTCGAACGCGGCGAATGGAACGGGAAGACGCATCCGATTGTCGCGGTAAAAGCTGCAATCGTAGATGGCGAAAATATCAGAGCAGATACCTGGTACCAGCTGAAAAACGGCAAATTTGTGGAGGTGGAGTAAATGCTCGATACAATCTCCACTGTGAAGATGAGCCGCGAAGAATGGCTGGAGGAACGCAGAAAGTCCATCGGCGGGAGTGACGCGGCGGCTGTTATCGGAATGAGCCGCTTTGCAAGCCCGTACACGGTATGGATGGATAAGACTGGGCGTCTCCCGGAAAAGGAAGACACAGAGGCTATGCGGATCGGCAGAGATCTCGAAGAGTATGTTGCGAAGCGTTTTGAGGAAGCGTCCGGGAAAAAGGTGCGGCGCTGCAACTACATCATTCGGAACCCCGCGTATCCGTGGGCGCACGCAGATATTGACAGGCGAATTTCCAGCGAAAATGCAGGGCTGGAATGCAAGACAACCTCGACGCTTGACATTCGGCAGTTCAACGGTGTGGATTTCCCGGAGAAATATTATTGCCAGTGCGTGCACTATCTGGCTGTCACTGGCCTTGACCGTTGGTATTTGGCGGTTCTCGTATTCGGGCGCGGATTCTTTACATACACGCTCGAGCGCGATGAGGCGGAAATCTCCGCGCTGATGGAGGCGGAGAAGCTTTTTTGGCGGTGCGTCGAGGAAGACACCCCGCCTGCACCAGACGGTTCGGAGGCGACGACGGACGCGATCAGCACGATTTATGCCGACAGCAGCGGCGAACAGCTTGATTTGTTCGGACGCGAACAGCTGCTGGCTGAGTATATGCAGATCAAACGTCAGGCGGCTGCACTGGCGGAGCGCAGCCGCGAGATCGAAAACACGATCAAGCTCGATATGGGCACGGCAGAGCGGGCCGCCTGCAACGGCTACAACGTCTCTTGGAAGCAGCAAAACCGGCAGACGTTCCAGCCCAAAGCCTTTAAAGAGGCATACCCGGATATCGATTTGGCACCGTTCTATAAAACGGTGCAGGCCCGGCCATTCAAAATTACAGAAATGAAACAGGAGGAAGAATCATGAACAAAATCCAGCAGGCAACCGCGCAGACGGCTATGAAGGCACAGAGCGGCGGAAATCCGACAATGCAGCAGTATATCAAGCAGATGGAGGGCGAGATCAAGAAAGCGCTTCCCTCCGTTATGACGCCGGAGCGGTTCACGCGGATCACGCTTTCTGCACTTTCCACGAATCCGAAGCTGGCGCAGTGTACGCCGCAATCTTTCCTCGGCGCAATGATGACCGCCGCGCAGCTTGGCTTGGAGCCGAACACGCCGCTTGGACAGGCATATTTGATCCCGTACTGGAACGGCAAGCAGAATCGCCTTGAATGCCAGTTCCAGCTTGGCTATAAGGGCATGATCGACCTTGCATACCGCTCCGGCGAGATCCAGACGATCCAGGCGCAAGTCGGACACGCGAACGATACGCTGATTGCCGAGTATGGCACAGAATGCAGCCTGAAATTTATCCCGAAGCTGAACGGAGATCGCGGCGACCCGGTGAACGTTTGGGCGATGTTCAAGACAAAGGACGGCGGCTACGGCTTCGAGATCATGACGCTGGACGATGTTCGCGCCCATGCGCAGAAGTACAGCAAGGCATACGGCTCCGGCCCGTGGCAGACCAACTTTGAAGAGATGGCAAAGAAGACCGTTCTGAAAAAAGTTCTGAAATACGCGCCGATGAAGTCTGAATTTGTTCGGCAGATTGCGCAGGACAGCACGATCAAGACGGAGATCAGCGACGATATGTTCAGCGTTCCTACTGTTGTCGCAGATGCGGAAATGGTAGACAATATGCCTGTTGACCAGACTACAGGTGAGGTCATGGAGGGCAACGCAAATGCTGAATAAAATCGTCCTGATGGGCCGCCTGACCCGTGACCCGGAGCTTCGGCAGACGCAAAGCGGAAATTCTGTTGTATCCTTCACGCTTGCCTGCGACCGCGATTTCGCGGCGCAGGGCGCGGAGAAGGAAACGGACTTCGTGGATATCGTCGCATGGCGCGGCACGGCTGAGTTCGTCAGCAAGTATTTCTCCAAGGGCCGCATGGCCGTGGTGTCTGGCCGTTTGCAGATCCGCAACTGGGAAGATAAGGACGGAAACAAGCGCAAAACGGCAGAGATCGTCGCAGAAAGCGTTTATTTCGGCGACAGCAAGCGGGACGGGCAGAATGCTTCTGCCGCTGCACCGGCCTCTTCGGAGTTCAAGCCGCTACCGAGCACAACGCCGGTTCCGTTCTCTGCGCCGGATATGCCGCAGATGGAGATTGGCGACGACGACCTGCCGTTCTGAGGGCTGACGGATGGGAGATAAAAAGGAATACGTCAAGCTGTGGCTGAGTTACAGGAGCTATTTCGAGGCGTACAGTGCTGCTGAGGTGGGGCGCTTGGTGCTGGCCGCGATGGATTATCGCGAGTCGGGAGCAGAGCCAGAGTTCAGCGGGAGTGAACGTTTCATTTGGCCTGCGATTCGACGGGACATTGACGAATCCGTAGCGGCGCAAAAAGCCGTCTCCGCATCAAGAAGCGAGGCAGGAAAGCAGGGCGGTCGGCCTGAATCCGAAAAAGCAAATGCTTTTGACGAAAGCAACGAAAAGCAAAAAAAGCAAATGCTTTCCGATGAAAGCAAAAAAAGCTATGGACAAAGGAAAAGGACAAAGGAAAAGGACAAGGACATGGACAGTATTCTTTCCCCCCTACCCCCCGCACTGCGCGAATCCGTTGAGAAATGGGTGGCGTACAAGGGCGAACGACGGGAGGAGTATAAGCCTGTCGGCCTGCAAAGCCTTGTTACGCAGATCACAAAGGCTGCGGAGGAATACGGCGAGGAAGCCATGATCGACGTGATAACCCGCTCTATGGCCGCAAATTACAAGGGGATCGTGTTTGACTGGCTGAAAGAGGCCAGCACACGCCCTGCGGCGCTCGGCCGCGCTGCAAAGCCCGGCTACGGTGTGCAGGGGCACCATGACCCGCTGAATCCGCTGGAAGAGGCTGCTGTCAACCGGCTGTTCGAGAAACCGCCGAAGGGCGCGGAGAAAATGCGGCACGGCATACAGGCCCACGGGGAGGAACTGTCTGCGTTCCAACTGGCGGCGATAGACAAAATGCTGAACGAGGAGGAGGACAAAAACAAATGAGTAAACCCAAATACATGAAAGGCGATTGCATTCGATCACTGGACGATTTGGTGCTGCAAGAAAACATCTTCTGGAACGGGAGAATTTGGAATCGAAAGTGGTTCATGAACCTAAGGAATGGAGGATATATGATAGACGCGAAGGAAATCGTGCAGGCGCTGCGGTGCTGCGCAGAGGGCGAGTGCAAAGACTGCGCCATGCATGAGGATAAGCAGCGCTGCCAAGAGAATTTATTGGACAAAGCCTCTGAAGCCATCGAGCGCCTGACCGCCGAGAACGCGGCGCTGCGGGAGAAGGTGCCGCAGTGGATCAGCGTGGAGGACAGGCTGCCAATAGACCGTCTCAGCAAATATCTCGTTGCTTTTCGGGACGCGGGCGGCTCGATTGTAGATATGGCCAGATACTTTCCAAGCGACGGATGGACGTGCGATAACTGGGAGGTACCGCAGAACTTGATTACTCACTGGATGCCGCTGCCGGAAGCGCCGGAGGAACACAATGGAAAAGAAAATCCTTGATGTTACGTGCGGTTCCCGCACGATCTGGTTCAACAAAACACATCCGGCCGCAGTGTATTGCGATAGCAGGCGCGAATCATACACTGGAATCTGGAAAAGCACGAAGAATGATTCTGAACGGCAATGTGTGATAGCCCCTGATATACAATGTGACTTCACGGATCTTCCGTTCGCAGATGACACATTCACGCTTGTGATCTTCGACCCTCCACATTTGGAGCGTGCAGGTGAAAACTCATGGATGCGGAAGAAATACGGTGTGCTAAGCGATAACTGGCCGCAGATGCTGCATGATGGTTTTCGTGAGTGTATGCGTGTTTTGAAACCGGATGGGGTTTTGATCTTCAAGTGGTCGGAGGTGCAGATTGAGGCTAAAAAAGTGTGGGAAGCAATCGGAGAGAAGCCACTGTTCGGGCACAGAAGCGGAAAAAATGCAAAAACATTTTGGGGGTGTTTTATGAAATTAGGATTGCCGGAAGCGCCGGAGGGAGGAGACAAGCATGAGTAAAGCTGTTTTGATTAGCATTCGCCCGGAGTGGTGTGAGAAGATCATCAACGGGCGGAAGACCATTGAGGTGCGCAAGACGCGCCCGAAGATGAACCCGCCGTTTAAGTGCTACATCTACTGCACAAAACCGGAGGAAAAGCTACTCACCATTATGAAAGACGGCGATGAGAATTATGGAGAGACGTATCACGGCAAGCCGGTTTTCATAAAGACGGAAAAAGCGCCGACCACTGGCTTATGGGATAAGCGGCAAAAGGTTATCGGAGAGTTTACCTGCAACAGAGTAACGAACCTTTTTTCAAACAGCAGGTTTTGGCTGGACGAGGATGATGTTTTACACACGTGTTTGTCTGCTGCGGAAATGCGAAAATACGCAAACGGCGCACATGGATTGTACGGCTGGCATATCTCCGGTCTGAAAATCTACAACACGCCGAAGGAGCTGAGCGAGTTTTCCCCGGTGTGCAGGTATAAAAATGATGATAAATCGTGTCCATCGCGCAGGGTTGCTTGCTCGTATCAAAAATATGACTGCAACCCTGACGGGAGCATCAATCTTGTTGAGTGTGGGAGGACGCTTGAACGCCCGCCGCAGAGCTGGCGGTATGTGGAGGAATTGCCGTGAAGGTTTACATAGCCGGTAAAATCACCGGAGACCCGAATTACAAGATGAAAGTCCGCATGACGGCGAAGCACATACAGGAGCTGTATCCTCTCGCGGTGATCTTGAATCCGGCGGAACTGCCGGAGGGTCTGACACCGAAGGACTATATGCGGCTGTGCTTCGGGATGATCGACGCGGCGGATATCCTGTTCGCGCTGCCGGATGCGAAGGAAAGCAAGGGCGCAAAGTTGGAAATTGCGTATTGCAGATATGTTGGGAAAGGGGTTTTGAAATGGAACGATTGACTGAATGGAATGGCGAACAAACCCGTCATGCCTATTACCCGCGCTGCTTTAAAGAACCGTGCTACGGCAGCGGGTGCAAAATCGAGGATTGCCCGTTTGAAATAGCGGTATGTGAGCGACTCGCAGCCTACGAGGATACGGGGCTGACGCCAAAAGAGGTAACTGCGCTAGGAGAACTGTTCGATTACGCGCTGAAAGAATCAAAAACGCTGACTGAGCAGCTTACATTGCTCCATCACATCCGCGAGCTTGCCGAGGCCGACAAGGACGGAAGAGTTATTGTTCTACCTGCCAAAAAAGGAGATACACTGTATGCCGTGACTAGGTTTGGAGTTGAAAAACGAGTTGTAAAAGAAATTGCAGCGCCATTTTTCTACAATACTTACGAAAGTAGTGATAGGGCAGCGCTCTCAACCGATATTAGAAATTTTGGTAAGACCGTTTTCCTCACCCACGAAGAAGCCGAGAAGGCTTTGCGGGAAATGGAGGGCAAGAAGGATGGCTAAGCACATAACCAAAGCGCAGTTGAGACAACTCTATCAAGCTCAGCTCTTCGATAACGACGAATATCTGAGACTTTTAAAAGAGTTTGCAGGGATAGAATCCCGGCCGACCACGGAGTACAACCACTACGACGAAAATGGCGAGTTTATTGGTAGCAGCGTGGACACCGATCTTTCTGACCTGCTGGACGAGGCTGGCGTGGAGGTGCGGGACGATGGGCCAACATAAGCACAACCCGACCGCTATTGCGGCGGCAAAAGGTGAGCTGCCGCCGAAGAAGCGGGAGCGGCGGATGACCAAGCGGCAGGCGGAGCGACTTTTGAAAGCAGAGATCTTGAGTAGATGCACACCGCTGCTTGCGCTGCCGTATGAAATGCAAAACAGAATCGGAAGGGAGTATATGGCTTATGACTGATTACATCAAGCGCACAGATTTTCCAGTAAAATACACTGAAATATGGGCGTTGTACCATTTTTGCGTCGATCTTGGAATCAAATGCACGATAGAGCGCCTGTACGACGGCTATGCAGTGCGTTTCCCGGACGGAAGTGACTTCGCACAGCATCATGGCACATATGGCGGGACGGAAGGATGCGTTGAACCGGCTATCGGGGACTCAGAATTTGACTATACTGCAGTCGGCTTGAACCTCGCGAAGGAGCTCGTGAAGAAACACAAAGGCAAATTGGAGGCCGACAATGCCTGACGAATACATCAGCCGCGAAGCGGCACTTATGAAACTAATGCAGGACGGGTGCAGCGCAAAAAACTTGCAATCCATCTCGGAAATGCCCGCCGCCGACGTTGCGGAGGTAGTGCGGTGCAAGGGCTGTATCGACTACATCGGAGGCATGTGTTTCCGCTGTGGGCTAGGCCATGAGGTAAGCGTTGATGCAGACGATTTTTGCAGTAGAGGCGTGACCGAATGAGCGGGCTGCGGTTTGCACGCGGTAGTGCGAAAGGAGGAAAGCTGATGCAGGATTGCTGCTTGACCTGCAAGAACCTTGAATACAGGAAGAACTACGTGTACCCGTATCGGTGCTTGAAGCACAAGGCGGAACGGTTCTCGGAGAAGGAGCTGGAACGGATGTACCTGTCCAGTGAGGAATGCAAAGATTACGAAGACATGGATAGGAGGCAGATATGATCGTCAAACTTTTGAAGTACCCCACCGATGATGACTGGGCGTTCGCCAAACAGTGCGCTTTAGTTACCATCGGCAAAGAGATGAAAACAGCACCGGACATGGCGTGGAAACACGCCATTCTTCGGGCGCGGCACAGCCCCATCCGGACGCTGCAGTTTGCGTTTTATCTTGAAGACGTACCGTACTGGGTAAGCACCCACTTAGCTCGCCACGTCCACGCACAGCCGTTTATCCGCAGCCAGCGGAACGACCGGCAGGATGCATACGACCGGAACGCAGCGCGGCAGGACGCGCCCGTGGACATGATCTGGTACATGAACGCGGAAGAGCTGATGACGGTCATGGAAAAGCGGCTGTGCCATCTGGCGGAGAAGGAGACGCGCAAGGTTGCCAAAAAGATCCGCGAGCTAGTGATTGAGCAATGCCCGGAGTTTGTCGACCTTTTGGCCCCTCCGTGTGTGCAAACGCTCGTTTGCAGGGAAATGTACCCGTGTAAATACGAAAACATTCTGACATGGAGGGTACCATATGGGAACGATACTGGCGATTGACCCCGGCAATATTCAATCCGGCTATGTAATCGTAGAGCACGACGGCGAGGGAATTCGCCGCGTGCTGGACGCCGGGAAGAAAGGCAACAATGAGCTGCTGCCGATGCTTGAGCGTAAGCTTTACGGGAACGGCTACGACGTGGCAATCGAGATGATCGCGGGCATGGGCATGACGGTAGGCCAAGAGGTTTTTGATACTTGCGTCTGGATCGGGCGGTTCTGGCAAACGATATTGTGGCAGACTGGATATGCGCCGACGCGGATATACCGCCGGGAAGAAAAGCTGGATCTGTGCGGCTCACTATCTGCCAAAGATGCAAACATCCGGCAGGCCCTCGTTGACCGCTACGCGCCCGGCCAGCCGAACTTCGGAAAGGGAACGAAAAAGGATCCCGGTTTCTTTTACGGCTTCTCAGCGGATATGTGGGCGGCGATGGCGGTAGCCGTGACGTATTTCGATAAGTACATCAAGGGGGTAAAGCTTTGAACAAGACGCAGCGAAAGCCGCCAAGACCGCCGATGCAGCTGACGTGCGATGCCTGCGGGAAAACGTTTATGCGCGCACCGTCGAAGTACAAGGAAAAATACAATTTTTGCAGCGAAGCGTGCGCCTGGGCGGCACATGGGAAAGCTGTGATGGGGCGGGCGGAGCGCGTGGCGGACAGATACAAGCAGGAGCGCCTAAAAGACATGACGCGGTGCGCGTCCACGCGGGGCTGCATGCGGACGCTGCGGGACGCAAACCGCGCAAGGCGTGAAGGGAGGCAACATTACTGATGAGTGGGATCACAGAGCAGGAATATGCGGCGTGGCTGGAAAAGGCGTTACAAGCGCTCTATAAATCCAAGCCGCTTGCAATCGCGATTGTGGCAAAAACGGAAGCGGGCAATACGCTTACGGGATACTACAATGCGGACGCACAGGACAAGGCCGTGTTTGCCCACCACATCCAAAGCGAGATTGTTCTGGACATTATCAAGGCAAATGCCGCGGAAATCAAGGCCATGATGGAGGGCGTAGACGATGGAACAGATTAAGGGCGCAAAGTACGACGATGAAGACGAGGGCGTTTTCAAATGAGCACGCCGCGATACGGCTGGTGGGCCTATGCAAAATGGATGATTCGCAGCTATAAGGGCGGCGGGCTGATGACGAGGGCCGAGCGCGCTGCCGTTGAGGATGCAATCGCAGAGACGGAACGGCTCGTTGACGGCGCGGAGCGCATCCGGCTCATAGACTTGGTTCTTTGGAAGCGGACGCACACCTTACAGGGCGCTGCGATGGCGGTTTATGTGTCCGAACGCACCGCGCAGGAGTGGCACAGGCAATTTATTCGCCTTGTGGGGCAAAAAAGAGGGCTTTTATGAAAAAGTCTGCGTCCCAGAGCCAAATTTAACATTTACTATAAGGGCGTAGAGATCAACTCTACGCCCTTCTTCATCGGCACCGCAGCGTTCTGCGGAAACCTCCTCCTGTTCTCGTGTTCTCCGGTGTGAATAAATATATTTATTCACACACGGAGACACGAGAACGAAAGAATGAGGTGGCTGGCCGGTGATCGGGCTTGATGGGGAGGACAACATGGAGGTAAAAAACAGAAAGCTTTCCAGCATTACTGCATACGGGAAAAATGCGAAAAAGCATGACAAGACGCAAATCAACAACGTTGCGGAGAGCATCAAGCAGTACGGCTTTGTACAGCCAATTGTGATTGACCGTGACGGTGTGATTGTAATCGGCCACTGCCGCGCTATGGCGGCGAAGAAGCTGGGCATGGAAGAAGTGCCGTGCGTCTGTGTGGACGATCTGACGCCGGAGCAGGTGAACGCCCTGCGGCTCGTGGACAACAAGAGCAACGAGAGCAATTGGGACTTTGACCTGCTGGCTGATGAACTGCCTGGTCTCGACCTGTCAGCGTTTGACTTTGATTGGGGGCTGCGTGATGAACTCGACACGTCAGTTGTAGAGGACAACTACGACCCTGTTTTACCGGCAGAGCCGAAGAGTAAACTTGGCGATGTGTACCAGCTTGGAGACCATCGCCTTATGTGCGGAGACAGCACGTCTTTGACAGACGTACAGAAGCTCGTGGGGGGGGCGCAAATGGATTTGCTGCTCACCGACCCTCCGTACAATGTGGATTATCAGGGCGTCGCCGGGAAGATTAAGAACGACAATATGGAGGATACGGCATTTAGACGGTTCCTGACGGATGCCTTCTCCAATGCGGCGATGATTATGAAACCCGGTGCTCCATTTTACATTTGGCACGCAGACAGCGAGGGGTATAACTTCCGAGGTGCGTGCAGAGATGCGATGCTGCGTGTCCGTCAGTGCCTGATCTGGGTTAAGAACTCTCTTGTGATGGGGAGACAGGATTTCCAGTGGAAACATGAGCCTTGCCTGTACGGTGAGAGTGAAATTGAAGAGGATGCGCATGAGCCTTGCCTTTACGGATGGACGGAAGGTAAGAAGCATTATTTCTTCAAGAACCGCAGACAGACAACCGTGTTGAATTTTGATAAGCCTGTCAAATCTGCGGAGCATCCGACCATGAAGCCGATTAAACTGTTCGACTACCAGATGCAGTGTTCCAGCAAGCCGGGAGAGAATGTGCTTGACCTGTTTGCTGGTTCTGGCACAACGATCATGGCAGCAGAGCAGAATGGCAGACACGCTTTCTGCATGGAGTACGATCCGAAGTATGCTGATGTCATTGTTGACCGTTGGGAGAAGTTTACGGGGAAGAAAGCGGTGTTGTTGAATGACGATTGAAGAAGCGCAGGCGATCATTGCCAAAACAAATAGCCCGTACCTAAAACGGGACATGGAAAAGTTTATCAAACGCCAGCAAAGAAAGGAGAGCGCGTATGGCAAGGCCAAGAAAGGAAATAGATCAGAAACAGTTCGAGAACCTCTGCGGCCTGCAATGCACGCTTGAGGAGATCTGCGGTTGGTTTGACGTGACTGATAAAACACTGGATAGTTGGTGTAAACGCACCTATCATGCCAGTTTTTCCGAGGTATTTAAACAAAAGCGCGGAGCAGGGAAAATTTCACTGCGACGGAACCAGTGGCGGCTTGCGGAAAAGAACGCGAGCATGGCTATTTGGCTCGGGAAGCAATACTTAGAGCAGCGCGATGAGCCGGAAGAATCCATTGACGCGGAGGATACGGACGCTTATCTCAAAGAAGCGGGGATTGAATGAAAACCAGGACCATCAACCCCGTGTTTGGGGAAAAACACAAGGCGTACATACAGCGCGCAATGCGCTGCACGATCTCGGTCGCAGAGGGAGCCGTTCGAGCGGGCAAGACCATCGACAACATAGCTGCCTTTGCTGCGCTGATAGAAAAGGGCACGCCGGACAGAATACACCTTGCGACAGGCTCCACGGCGGCCAACGCGAAGTTGAACATCGGAGACGCGAATGGATTCGGACTCGAGTATATTTTCCGCGGACGCTGCCGCTGGACGAAGTACAAAGGCAACGAGGCGCTTGTGATAAAATCTCACAGGCGCGACTATGTGGTGATCTTCGCGGGCGGGGCAAAAGCGGACAGTTTCAAGAAAATTCGCGGCAATTCATACGGAATGTGGATTGCGACAGAAATCAACCTGCACCACGAGGACACGATCAAAGAGGCATTTAACCGGCAGCTTGCCGCAAGGCTGCGCCGTGTGTTCTGGGATTTAAACCCGTCCTCGCCTGGGCACTGGATCTATCAAAACTACATCGATAGATTCCCGGAACGGCTCGGCGGGCAGTACAACTACCAGCATTTCACCATCCGCGACAACGCAACAATTACGGATGCGCGGCTTGCGGAGATTGAAAGCCAGTATGACGTAAACAGTATCTGGTACAGGAGAGATATCCTTGGCGCACGGTGTATAGCCGAAGGCCTCGTATACCCGATGTTCGACCGCGAACGCAACGTCGCAAGTGAGCGGGGCGGGCCGGGGCGGTACTGGATCTCATCGGACTACGGCACACAGAACCCTACCGTCTTTACATTGTGGCGGGAATATGGCGGCAGGGCCGTCATGGAGAAGGAATATTACCACAGCGGACGCGAGAGCGGGCGGCAGAAGACCGATGAGGAATATTATCAGGACTTAGAGGCATTCGCGGACGGATACCGCATTGAGCGTGTCGTGCTCGACCCATCGGCAGCGTCCTTTGCCGAGTGCATCCGGCGGCACGGAAAGTTTTCTGTATGGAAAGCAAACAACGCCGTGCTGGACGGCATTCGCTTCACGGGGGCCTGCATCAAAAGCGGCATAATCAAATTCCATGAGAGTTGCAAAAACGCGTTTCGGGAATTTGGCCTTTATAGCTGGGACAAAGACGCAGGCGAAGACCGCGTGATAAAAGAAAACGACCACGTGTGCGATAGTATCCGCTATTTTTGCATGACCGTTTTGAGGAGAGAAATCAAGAAATGAACCTTTTGACAAACATTCGAGGGTGGTTCCGGAATATGCTTTTCCCGCAGGCGGTGGCCGAGCGGGAATTTGGCGCATCTCCGGCGGTCAGCCAGAAGATGGAGCAGAATATAAGCCTCTGGTACGCGATGTTTACCGGAAATCCGCCCTGGCAGACGTGCGATGTTACTGCTGTCGGACTTCCGGCAGCGATCTGCCGGGAGATTGCACGACCGACGCTGGCCGAGCTGACGGCCAACATCACCGGCAGCGCCCGGGCGGATTATCTGAAAGAGTGCTTTGAGCGGGCGGAAGAGAATTTCCACAGCGCCTTAGAGCTGGGACTTGCGCTCGGCGGTGTGGCATTTAAGCCGTATATCTACGGCGAGCAGCTGCTGGTCGACGTGACCGGCGCGGCGGCATTCCAGCCGACGAAATTTGATCCTGCCGGGCGCTGCATTGGCGGCATCTTCCGGGATAAGCCCGCGAAGGTGGGCAGGAAATATTATATCCGCCTCGAATCGCACGAGCTGGACGGCACGACATACACGATCCGCAATAAAGCGTATTACAGCGACGCTTCCGGCACAGTCGGCGCAGAAGCGCCCCTGAACGCCGTCCCGGAATGGGCGGACATTCAGCCGGAGATCGCGATCCAGAATATGAGCGGGCCGCTCTTCGCGTACCTCCGCCCACCTACAGCCAACACAGCGGATGCAAACAGCCCCTGCGGAATGTCCGTCTACGGAGACGCGGCTACGGTGCAGCTTATCAAGCAGGCCGACGAGCAGTGGGAGCGCCTGCGCTGGGAATACCGCTCCAGCGAGCGCAAAGTCCTGATGGACGGCACGAGCTCGACTGCGGACATGTTCAACAAGCGCATGTTCGAGCTTGGGCCGTTCTCCACGTCCGGCGAATTCTTTCAGTACATCGAGCCGCAGATCCGCGACGAGGCGATTTACCGAGGCTTCCAGAACACACTCCGCCGCATCGAGTTTAACGTCGGGCTGGCCTATGGCGATATCTCTGATCCGCAGACCGTCGAGAAGACCGCGACGGAGATCCGCAACAGCAAGCAGCGCAAATATGTGCTGGTCGACAGCATTCAGACGGCGCTTGAACATACGTTTGACAGCCTGCTCTACGCGCTCGATACATACGCGACGCTCTACAACCTCGCGCCTGCCGGGACGTACAGCGCCGATTACAGCTGGGGCGATTCCATTCTGGACGATGCCGAGAAGAAAGAGCAGGAGCGGGCCAACGACCGGCTCGACCTCGCTGACGGTATCCTCAACGACTGGGAATACCGCGCGAAATGGTACGGCGAGGACGAAGCGACTGCAAAGGCAATGCTGCCGAAAGCGCAGGACATGGTAGACGAGAATGCGCCGACTGAGATCGAATGAGAAAAGCCAAGTACCCGTTCAAACCCGAACTGCTCGATGCCCTCCCGGAAGAACTCGCAGAGTTGTTCCGGGCATTGGAAGATACTCTGCTGGATGAAGTCTGCTCCCGGCTTAAAATTGCCGATCAGCTGAACGAAGTCACGGTACAGGATATCCGGGCGCTGCGGTCGCACGGCATTGATCTCAAGAAGATCAAAAGGGCCATCCAGAAGACGGCGGACGTCAGCGAGGAAAAACTGAACAAGCTGCTCGACGATGTTGTGGAGCGCAACCAGCGTTATTACAACGACCTTATCACGCTGGCCGATGTGACGAAGCCTGGCCGGCTGGTCGACGCTTCCGATATCGACGCGATCCGCAAGCAGACGCTCGGAGAAGTCAGAAATCTGACGCAATCCATGGGCTTCCTGGTCGACAATGGCCGGAAGATGCTTCCACCTGCGCAGGCATATCAGCGGGCCTTAGATTCGTCAACGCTGCAAATTCAGAGCGGGGCGATCAGTTATAATCAGGCTATTGCCAACGCCGTCAAGCAGCTGGCCGAGAGCGGAATCAAAGTTGTGGACTATGAGAGCGGGCACACGGATCAGATCGACGTGGCCGCGCGCAGGGCCGTGATGACCGGCGTGGCGCAGATCTGCGACAGGTATTCCGACCAGTCGGCGGAATATATGGATACCCGGTATTTTGAGATCACGGCGCACTCAGGAGCGCGAGATAAGCCCGGCCCGTCCCCGTGGTCGAGCCATAAGGCGTGGCAAGGCCGGATCTATTACAAAAGCGAAAACGAAGAGCCTGACCCGCTTGGGCAGTACAAGGATCTCGTGGAGACAACCGGCTATGGCTATGTAGACGGCCTGACCGGGGCAAACTGCCGGCATTATAAGCATGCCTATATTCCTGGCGTCATGGAGCCTACCTATACCGAGGAGCAGCTGGAACACATTGATGATGGTCTCGGCTGCGAGTTTGACGGGAAGAAATATACCGCATACGAAGCGACCCAGATGCAAAGACGGCTCGAACGGTCGATTCGCAAGCAGAAGCGTTTGAAAAACGCCTATAAAGCCTCCGGACTTAAGGACGAAGAGACTGCCGCCGCAGCAAAGCTGCGCCGCCTGAACACGAAATACCATGATTTCAGCAATGCCGCAGGGCTGCCGGAGCAGCCGGAGCGGACAAGGATTCTGTACACAGACGCAAAATCCGAGGCTGCGGCCAGTGCGGCGAAAGCAGCAAAACCAATCACAAGGCTGCAAGAAACGCTGGACGTGAAAACGGAGATTGTGAACGGCGTTGTCCCGAAGGGATCAGAAATTGGCTCTATTCGAGAAATAGCTGGCGGAGATTCCGGGAAACAGTTGAAAGTTGCGAGTTTCCTTTCTGAAAACTACGGCGGGGAACCGTTGCAATGGCGGAAAATGGGCGGTATAATACAAACAGACAATTTCCGATATGATGTTCACTGGTTTGAGCAAAATGGGAAGCACTTTGAAGAAAAGCTGAAAGGGGTGAAGAGAAAATGAAGGTGAGATATAAAGGGCCGACGTTCGGCGGCGGTTTTCTCGGGCTGACGGATGGAAAAACCTATGAATGCGTGGGGGTCGAATATGATCTGCTCCGCATCATAGATGATGAGGGCGAGGACTACCTTTATTCCGCTTCAGCCCCTGCGCCGCTCAACGGAAAAACCAAGCCGGGCAAATGGGAAGTGGTAGAAGATGACGAGCGGGGAACGCTTTCAAGGCTGATTTCTAAGGAGAACGCATGATCGACGAAAAACTGAAAGCCGCCATCGAGCGGGCGCTTGCCGCCGGATTCCGCGTCCAACTGAAGCGCATGAAGGATGGAACAGTCAAGGCGCAGATCATCAAGGCGGAAGAACTGAAAAAATAATACAGATACCGCAGCACAATCGAGCGCGCGGAATGGCACGATGAGCCAACCTGTAAGGATTTCTTACAGGTTGGCTCTTTTTGTTTTATCAAATCTTGACCGGCCCGAAGTCGCTAAACTACGGGGCAGCAGCGGACGCGACCCGCGAGAACAAAGCGAAGCTGTGAAGGAGAACCCATGAAGCGAGATTTTTTGGAAGGACTGGGGCTCGATAAGGATACCGTCGACAAGATCCTTGACGAGAACAGCCGCGACATCGGCCGGGAGAAGCAAAAAGCGGATCAGGCCAAGGAAGACCTGAACGCCGCCCGGCAGCAGCTGGCCGACCGCGACAAGGACATCGAAGACCTGCGGAAGTCCAGCGGGGACGCCGAGAGCGTCCGCAAGCAGCTCGAAGACCTTCAGGGCCGGTACACCAAGGAAACCGAGGATTACAAGGCGCAGCTGGCAAGCCGGGACTACGCCGACGCTATGAACCGCGCGATCACGGCAAAGGGCGTCAAGTTTTCCTCCAAGGCCGCCGAGAAAGCCTACCTTGCCGACCTCAAGGAAAAGCACCTTGAACTGAAGGACGGCGAGCTGACTGGCTTCGACGAGTGGCACAAGGCCCAGCTCGAAGCAGACCCGACCGCGTTCCAGTCCGACAAGCCCGCGCCTACATTCGTCAAGCCTGTCGGCCAGGGCGGCGCACCGGCGGCAAAGAGCAAGGGCGCAATGTACGCGCAGCAGTTCAACGCGCAGTTTGCGCAGACACCAAACAAGGAGTGATTTGAAAAATGTCTATCGTTGTAAACACAAAAGCAGAAGTCAGACCGAACTTCCTCGAAAGCGAAGTCGGCCTCGTTCTGAAAACCCGCGAGATCCCCGCGTCGATGGGCGTACAGGACGGCAAATACAAGATCGTCAAGGCCGGTACGCCGTTTCCGTCCGACAACTCGAACGCCGTCGGCATCGTGTTTGAGGATATCGATGTGACGGACGGCAATATGCCCGGCTCCGTGATGGTCGCGGGCCGTGTGCTGGCAGACCGCCTGTCGCTGGCTACCGCAGCCAAGACCGCGCTTTCCGGCAAGGGATTCGCGTTCGTTGACGCGCCGGAGATCACACGCGGCTATACCGTGACTTACGACAAAAACGACGGCACCGGCACGCCGCCCGTCGACGAGAACGTCTATACGGAGGGTTCCTATGCTGACGTCTCGACCGAATACCCGCTGACCAAGAGCGGCAACACCCAGACCGGCTGGAGCACGTCTAAGGGCGGCGAAGCTGTTTCCAAGGTCGAAATGACCGGCAATGTGACCCTGTACCCCGTGTGGACTACGGCCTAAAGAAGGAGGAAAAACACCATGCCTGACATTCTTGAACTGATTTCCGACGCTGACCGTCTGGATTTCTCGCAGAACATTTCCGTCGCGCGCCCGGCCTACCTCGGAGACCGGCTGTTCCCGGATCAGAAAACCGAAAGCCTGAAAGCAGAGTACCTGCGCCTTGCAAATGGCGCGCAGATCCCCACGATGGCGACCGTCCACGCCTTTGACACCGAGGCAGAGATCGCCACGCGCCCCGCGCTCGAAAAGACCGAGGTTGAGAAGCTGTTTATCAAGCGCAAGATCAACCAGTCCGAGCGGGTGCAGCTGCTCAACGAAAACGGCGTATATGCCGATAACGCGATCGTGAGCTATGTCTTCGACGATATGCGCCTGATGGCCGATGCGGTCAAGGTCAGAACCGAAGTCGCGAAGATGGAAGTCATTGCGACCGGCAAAATGACCATCAAGGAAAATAACCTCAACATGACCGTCGATTACGGTGTCCCGTCCGCAAACACCGGGTTTAAGATCGACTTCGGCCCGGAGACTGATGTTATCGGCCAGCTTCAGGCCATCGCGGATCAGGCGGCAGCCTCCGGCCACGCGCTGAGCGAAATGGTCGTCGGTACGAAGATCCTGCGCAAGCTCGCGTCCAACAAGGGCATTCAGACCCTCGTGTACGGCACGGTCGGCGCTGGTACATACGTCACCACCGAGAAGCTGCGCAGCCTCTTTACCGAGCTGTTCGGATTCGGCCAGATCACGACCAACGACCAGCGCTATAAGGCGCAGTCCGCAAACGGCGCGGAAAAGACGTATCGCTTCTTCCCAGAGGACAAGGTTGCATTCCTGTCCAATGGTACGGCCAATTCCTTCGGCGTTGGCCTGTGGGGCGTGACGCCAGAAGAAAAGGGCTATGGTCCGTACACCGACAAGAGTGCACAGCAGTATATCACCATTACCCAGTGGGAAACGCCAGACCCGAAGACCACATGGACGAAGGCAAGCGGCTTGTTTATCCCGGTCGTGCCCGATCCTTACGGCCTGTTCATCGGCGCAGACGTCAGCAAGTAAAATCGAGCCTCCGCGCCTGCATGACGGGTGCGGAGGCTGACCGGAAGGAGGGCGCAGCATGATCTACGCCGATTATGAGTTTTACGCGACCGTGTACCGTGGGACGGCGCTGGGCGAAGAGCAATTCTGCGGACTCGCCCGCAAGGCGTCGGCTTATGTCGATTACATCACCATGAGCCGCGCGCGCTCCGCCGCCGAGGATAAGCTCGAAGCCGTCCAGAACTGCGTCTGTGCGCTGGCCGAGCTGGAGCAGGACGCCGGAAAGCTGGACAGCCTCGTCTACACGACCGACCGGCCCGTGTCAAGCGAGACGGTCGGCGGCTGGTCACGCAGCTTCGGTTCGCGCAGCCTGTCGCAGGCAGATATGCAGCGGACGGAGACGCGCCGCCGCGAGATCGTGCTGGCGTACCTCGGGCCGACCGGATTACTCAAAGCAAGGGGGTATGGGCCGTGTCCATGTTCCCCCACACCGTAACCATCTACAACGTCTCGCAGGAGACAGACCAGGCGACGTTCAAGGATGTGGAGAAGACCTATATCACAGTCATGCGCGGCGTTCTGCTGGAAGCCTCCAAGGCGGCCAACGTCCGCCAGAGCGGGCTTGAAGGCGCGGACGCAGTGAATCTGTATATCCCGTTCTCCACGCCCGCTGTGGATGGCGTGACGGGCGCAGAAAAGCGCTACGTCGGCCCGCAGGAATTCTGGCGGGCAGCCGATAAAAGCGGCCTGTGGACGCTTTCCACGGACGGCAACGGCGGCACGACCTTTTTTATCAAAGGTGAAGTCGTAGAGCCGGACAAAACCGAGCAGACGCTAGAAATGCTCTATGACGACGTTTACAAGGTTACGAAGGTCGACCGGAAGGACTACGGCAGCGCCGACATGAGACACTTTGAGGTCGGAGGAGCCTGATATGCTGAAATTCAGCGTAAAAGCAGACGGATTTGACGAACTGCATGAGGCAATCGCGACAGCATGCACCAAAGCGGAGCACGCTGTTGCACTTCAGGCAAGAAAGGACACGGCCCCATATGTACCGTTCCTGACCGGCTCCCTCGACCGCAGAACACAGGTCGAAGGAAACACGATTATCTACCACGGCCCATACGCGCGGTTCCTGTACTACGGAAAAGTCATGGTAGACCCGGAGACCGGCAGCACTTACGCGCCGAAGGGCGGGACAAAGGTAGTGACCGACAAGAATCTTGTGTTCAATACGTCCGGACACAATCAGGCGCAATCGCACTGGTTCGAGGCGTCAAAGGCCGAAAATCTTGATAAATGGCTCCGCGTAGCGGACAAGGCGGTGAAGAATGGACTCTGAAAAGCAGAAAAGGCTGGTATCTGCGGAGGAAGAGCAGGATATCTCCCGGAAGATGATGATCTGGGCGAATTCCTTCTCGGACGACGACATGTCGGCCGCAACGATCAACTATGAATTTCTCGCTGCGGATTCTGCAAGTATGGCGCTGTCCACTATTCAGGGCGCGTATATCACACGAAAATTCATCCTCGGCGGACACGAGGCGGAATACCAATTCAAGATCATCGCCCGCATCATCCCCGGCAGCAGCAACGACAAGCGCCTGAAATGCGACGCCATGCTGAACCGGTTCGGGGATTGGGCAATGCAGAACCCGCCGGATCTGGGCGACGGCATGCGCGTCCGCCGCATGGAAGCAGTCAGCCGCGCGGCCCTGTACGCCCGGTACGAGGACGGCACGGAAGACCACCAGATTTTAATGAAACTGACATATGAGGTGATTTAACTATGGCAGAAGTTACTTTTAACACAACCGCCGGTCAGACCATCGACCGGGAGCTGCTGATCGCATATCTGAACACCGGCGAGTCCTCGACGCCCGTATGGTCGCCGTTCGGAACACGCGTCACAGACTCCAGCATGGAGTACGACTGGCAGGAGGATTCCAGCAAGGACATCCTCGGCACGACCAGAACCACCATGAAAAAACCGATCATCACGCAGAGCTTTGACCCGTGCGACCTTGACGCGGGCGACGCGGCGCTGAAGAAAATCTGGGATCTGGCAATCAAGCAGCAGAACGCAGCCGCACTGGCGAATCAGGACGTGCTGATCGTCCATCATTATGCAGGAACGGCCAAGACGGCAGTCTTCGCGGAGCGCTACGACGCGTCTATGGTCAAGCCGTCCAGCCTCGGCGGCGAGGGCGGCGGCTCGGTAGGTATGCCCATCGACGTGACGCTCGGCGGCAAACGCACGACCGGCACGGCGGCGGTTGGCGCCAACGGGGCTATTACCTTCACGCCAGACGCAGCGTAAGGAGGAATCGCAATGCCTGAAATCAAATTTGAAACCGGTATCGTATCGTTCAAGCTGAACGACGCGGCGGAAGTCTCCTTCAACCCGACCGACAGCGCATTTGTAGAACAGATCTTCAACACCTTTGACGAGCTGGACAGGAAGCAGGAGGCGTATAAGGCCGAAGTCGACCACTGCGCGGACAAGAAGGAGATTTTCGCCATTGCCCGCCGCCGCGACGCGGAAATGCGGGACATGATCGACGGCCTGTTTGCCAAGCCTGTCTGCGCAGACCTGTTCGGCACTATGAACGTCTACGCGCTGGCAGACGGCCTGCCAGTATGGTGCAACCTCATGCTGGCCGTGATCGATCAGATCGACACGAGCTTCGCGGCAGAGCAGAAGAAGACCAACCCGAGGATTGCGAAATATACAGATAGATGGAAAACGCGCAGGCCCCCTGTTCGCGAAATATATTGATAGATGGGGAAAGTGATCTATTCCCTGCCGACCTCTGTTGAGGTCGACGGAACAGAATACGCGATCCAATCTGATTACCGCGCAATCCTCGATATCCTCGTAGCCCTGACAGACAGGGAACTGAACGAGCGGGATAAGGCGGAAGCGGCGCTGACCATCTTCTATCCCGACTTCGAAGAAATGCCCGCCAGCGACTATCAGGAAGCCCTGAACCAGTGCTTCCGCTTCATCGACCACGGGCAGGAGAATCGAGAGAAGAGAAAGCAGCCAGAGATCATGTCATGGGCGCAGGACTTTGATCTTTATATTGCGCCTATCAACCGAATCGCGGGCTGCGAGGTCAGGGCGCTGGAATACCTGCATTGGTATTCGTTTCTATCGTACTATCAAGAAATCGGAGATTGCCTGTATGCACAGGTGGTTTCTATCCGCGATAAAAAGGCCAGAGGGAAGAGCCTCGACAAACAGGAGAGGGATTTCTACCGGCGCAACCGGGATATCGTCGATCTGAAGACAACATACTCGGAGGCCGAAGCCGACCTGCTTGCCGTATGGGGAGTCGGGACAAAAAACAGCCGCCCCGGTTAAGGGGCGGCAGCAGGAAAAACTTATTTTTTATACTCGAAAACGATTTCGCTACCCCAGAAGCTTGGAGAGAATCGAATCTCGATCTCACTCCAATCCTGCGGCGCTTCATATCCGACGACACCTTTCATTTTCTTCCCGGCGGCAATCGTGCCGTCAAGCTGCGGCTCGTCGGAACTCATCATCGCGGTGAGGCTGAGGCTGGTTGTATAGCCATCAATGTAGCTTTCGAATGAAAGCATGGTGCTGGACGCAATATCGCGGGATGAATTGTTTTCGATCTCGAATTCGCACAGAACAAAGACCTTTCCATCATCCGGCGAGACGTAATTTTGGCCGGAATTCTCGGTAACACTGAGCAACGTGACCGCCACGCCGTCTAGAACGACCTGATCCCCAACGCCAAATGTTTCAGGCCCGGAATCGGATTGCTGCGGCGGCTGCTGCGAAGAAGAAACTGAGGTTCCGACCTTTTTCGGCTTGGAGGACGATCCGCAGGAAGCAAAGGCCGCGCCAATAAAGACGAAAAGACAGAGGAATACGATTAAAGCCGTCAGGCAGCCGCTGGGGCGTTTCGCCTGCTTTTTGGTTTTTAGCCCGCCAACAACGTCAACGCGGTTCGAGGCGTTAATCTTGATGGTAAAAAACGCATTCTGTTGCCCTTCGGCAATGGTAAAGGATATGGTTTTATCCAGACGGCGATACCGGTAAAAAGAAAGTTCATGCTGGCCCGGAGCGGCCACAGCTCGAAGTTCTTCACCGTTTTTCAGCGTGCCGACATCACAGCCATCCAATGCAATGCCGACGGTCAGGCCAGAACCGTAAAAAGAATTGTCCCGGCTAATTTGGATAATGCAATCACTCATATTTCTTCCCTCCTTACTTGGAAGATAACACAAATAATGACAAAAATCAACCGAAAAGGTGGCGAAAATATGGCAGATGGGAAAATTGTGGTCACCGTCGACGCGGACGCGAAAAAGGCACAGAAAGAGCTGGATACGCTGTCTGCGAAAATCGACAAGATGGAAGCAAAGCTGAACGAGGACACCGGAACGCAGAGCGGGCTTAAAAAGGAGCTGGACGCTGCGCTTCAGTCCGCAAAGCAGACGGAAGACGCGCTGAAATCGCTCCGCTCGGAGGCTGACCGCCTAAAGGGCATCACGTCCGGAAGCGCTTCGGCTAATCCAGCGGAGTACATAGACGCTTATTCTCGACAGGCGGAGGTTGCTGCGCAGATCAAAGAGCAGGAACAGCTGCTGGTGCAGCAAAACAAAACGGCGGAAAAGCTTGGGAGTCAATATGCAAAGATCACCGACAAGGTGATAACCCAGACTGATGCGCTTGACGCTGCAAAGGCTAAAGCCGGAGAGCTGGTGCAGCAGATCACAGACGCCAGCGGAGCCTCGGCCCGCATGGCCGAAGCGTCGGCGCGCGTCGAAAAAAGCATGAATAAATTCGGGAGAAGATTAAGCGGGGTACTGAGGAGCGCGCTGGTCTTTACTGTCCTGTCCCGCGGCCTTTCCCAGCTGCGCAGCTGGCTCGGGGAGACGATCATGCAGAATGAGGCGGCCCGTGCATCTATCGCGCAGCTGAAAGCAGCTCTTCTGACGCTTGCACAGCCGATCCTCGAAGTCGTGATCCCGGTTTTTGTGAAGCTGGTCAACATTCTGGCACAAGTCGTGACGGCAATCGCAAAGTTTTTCGGTATGCTGTCCGGGAAAAGCTGGAGCGCGCAGGTATCTGCTGCGAAGGGACTGAACGCCGAGAAAGAGGCGCTGGAGGGCGTAGGTTCTGCCGCAGAAGACGCAAGCAAAAGCATGGCCGGATTTGACGAGATCAACCAGATCACCAGCAATCAGGCGTCCGGCGGCGGAGGCGGGGCGGGCGGCGCTGCCGACTCGAGCGGGATCACGCCAGATTTCTCGAATCTGGATCTTGCCGAAGATAAGCTGAACGACATCCTCGGCATTGTCGGCGCGATCGCGGCCGGACTGCTCGCGTGGAAGATCGCCAGCATGTTTACAGACAGCTTAAGCAAGATCGGCGGCATCGCACTTGCGGCCGCAGGCGCGTTTGCCCTTGTCTATTTCTGGCTGGACGCATGGAACAACGGTATCGACTTGACTAATTTTCTCGGGATGCTCGCCGGGCTTGCTGCCCTTGCTGGCGGACTCGCAATTGCATTCGGGCCGACCGCTGCGGCAATCGCTCTCGTGGTAGGTGGCCTTGCGATGTTAGTCGTCGGGATCAAAGATGTGATCGAAAACGGCTTTACGCTGGAAAACACACTGACCATCATCGCCGGACTGCTTGCCGCCGGTATCGGGATCAGCATCCTGACGGGCAGCTGGATTCCACTCCTGATTGCGGGATTTGTTGCCGCTTTGGTTGCACTTGTTTCCTTTACCGGGCACGGGGAAGAGCTGATTCAAGGGCTGAAAAAAATCATAGACGGATTCGGGAAGTTCTTCAAGGGCGTGTTTACGGGAGACCTGAAACTTGCAGCGGAAGGTGCAAAGCAGATCTGGGAAGGGCTTAAGCAGACGTGGAACGCGATTGTAAACTCCATCAAGGACGCGTGGAACGCATTTATTACATGGCTGCAGGGTAAGAACCCGGCACTTGCTGCGATTTTTGAAACGATCGGAAAGCTGTTCTCCGACCAGTACAACGCATGGAAAAAGATCCTCAGCGGCCTTATTACCTTCCTGACCGGCGTATTCACCGGAGACTGGAAGAAAGCATGGAACGGTGTCCTGGATATTCTGAAAGGCGTTTGGAATCTCATTGTCGGTACGGTCGAAGGCGCGATTAACTTCGTTATAGATGGCATCAACTTCCTTATTTCCAAGCTTAACACGATTCAGATCAACGTTCCGGACTGGGTTCCGAAGATTGGCGGCATGACGTACGGCATAAACATTCCACCTGTTACGCGAGTATCTCTCCCCCGCCTCGCGTCTGGCGCGGTCATCCCGCCGAACCGGGAGTTTATGGCTGTGCTGGGAGACCAGAAGAGCGGGACGAACATCGAAACGCCGCTTGCCACAATGGTGCAGGCGTTCAAGCAGGCCATGAACGAAACGGGCGGCATGGGCGGCAGACAGATCACGGTTGTTATGCAGCTCGACCACAGAGAACTTGGACGCGCGGTGTATAACCTTAACAACGAGGAAACACAGCGCGTCGGAGTGAAGCTTGCGGGGGTGAAGGCATGACAAGCATTTTGAGCCTTGACGGCAAGGAGTATCCGAATCTGCATGTTGTGAGCCTAAAGCGTTCGTTTTCCGTCCTCGACGGCGATAACGCGGGCCGCGTGATGACCGGCGCGATGACGCGCGACATTATCGGTACATTTTACAATTACAGTTTGGAGATCGATCCTGTTTCGTCTGATCTTGCAGAATATGATGCGTTTTACGAGAACATTTCCGCGCCGGTCGATAGCCACGTTCTGACTGTCCCGTATGCGCAATCTGTTTTGACGTTTGATGCCTATGTGGCAAACGGAGAAGATGAACTTGTATCAAGATACGGCGATAGGAGCGAATGGCAGAACTTATCGATTAACTTTGTTGCAATGAAACCGAAGAGGGTTCCGGTATGAGCGTTCGAGTGATTTATGAGGACGTTGCGGTAGGCGCGGCGGAGGCGGCCAGCGTGGCGAGCACCGCTGCGAAGCCCTTCTCCGACCTTCCGGAACTGCCGTATGGCACAGAGCCGGTGATCGTCGCAACAAACGAGCTGAACCAGTGGGTGCTGGACGGCTCCCACCCGATCCTCACGACCGAGCGGGCAGCGTTCTGGTCTTCGGCTCCGAGCAAAGCGGACTGCACCTTTGACGCGAACCCGACGCTGACTATCACGCTGGACGGCACGTTCGCAAGCTCCGGAATTTACCTCTATTTTGACGGTGGCACCGGCGACTATTGCAGCGCCCTGACCATGACGTGGTACAACGGCGAGACAACCGTCGCGTCGCAGGACTTCACGCCGGACGGCCAGAAATATTTCTGCGCCAAGCCCGTCACGGGCTACAACAAGCTCGTGATTGAGCTGAAAAAGACGAGCCTGCCGTACCGCTATGCAAAGCTCCGGCAGATATTCTTCGGCATCGTCCGGGAATTCGAGCGGGAAGACCTGCGCAGCGTCAACGTCACAGAGGGCGTCAGCGTGATTTCTGACGACGTGGAGATCAACACACTAGATTTCACGCTCGACAACTCGGATGATATCGACTTTATTTTTCAGGAGAAGCAGCCCGTCAGCGCCTACGACGGCGCAAAGCTGATCGGCGTCTTTTACATCAAGAGCTCGTCCCGATCGAGCGAACGGCTCTATGATGTATCCTGCCAGGACGCGCTTGGCATTCTGGACGACGAGCCCTTCGCGGCGGCGGTCTACAGCAGCAAAAACGCGAAGGAGCTGATAACCTCGATTCTCGGCACGCACTTCTCGCTGGACTTCGACCCTGCACTGGAAGACGAGACCGTAACCGGCTATATCCCGGACTGCACGAAACGAGAAGCGCTGCAACAGATTGTTTTCGCGCTTCGTGCGACCATTGACACGAGCGCGTCGCGTGGCGTGCGCGTCCGGAGGCTCACAGCAGCCGCTCCTGCCATGATCCCACTTGACCGGACATACACGGGCGGCAGCGTGGAAACGGCGGCAGTGGTCACGGAGATCCGCGTGACGGCACACAGCTATTCGGCGTCCGGAAGCGGGGAGAACGTGGAGGTCGGCGGTACGACCTACTATCACACGACGTCTGTCACGTCCAAGACCAATCCGAACGCCACCACACAGACCAAGCCGAACGTCATCGAGGTACGCGACGCTACGCTGGTCAACAGCGACAACGTTGCCGCCGTCGCGCAGCACGTCTTTGACTACTATATGCGCCGTCAGACGCACAGTGTCAAAATTGTCATGGACAAGGAAGCCCCGGGCGATTACGTGCAGACCACAACGCCGTGGGGCACGAAGATCACCGGAACGATCACCAGTATGGGCATTCGCCTCAGCGGAATCGCAGCGGCAGAATGCAAGATTATCGGCACATAGAACGGAGGTGCGACATTTGGTACAGGGAGATTCGTATAACCTTAGTGTTACCATCAAGAATAAAGGGCAGCCTCTGGACGTTGCAAGCGTTGAAAAGGTGGAAATTTCTCTGCTTTATCTGCAAAAGAGCTATCCGGGAGAGATCGGATACGAGGACGGAAAGTTTCTGTTTCCCCTCACCCAGCAGGAGACCTTTCGGCTCCCGAAGCTCTGCCAGATGCAGGTGCGCGTGAAATTCAAGAGCGGTGACGTGATTGGCTCGGAGATCAAGCAGATCGACGTTGCGCACGCGCTATCAAAGGCGGTGTTGTGATGGGCGGCATTGAATTTGAACTCAAGAACCGCGATCCGATCGACGTTTCCTTTAACGTTTCCGTGCGTGCTGGCGGCGGCTCTGGCGGCGGAGGCATTGCATCGGCGCAGATCGATGAGATCCGCGTGCTGACAAAATCGGACTATGCCGCGCTGGACAAAAAGGACGCGCGGACACTGTATCTGTTGGAGGGATAACATGCTGGCAGTTGGAATCAAACGCATTCTGGAGCTGTTCATCGGCTCCATGGGCATCAAATCCGCCCGCTTGGGCACAGAAACCATCTACGAAAGGCCTGGCGGCTTTTTGTACATCGAACTCACAAGCGAAGAAAGGGGATAAATCCAGATGGCAAGTTTTTTCAATCTGACACTTGATACGCTGGCACCTGCCGGCCTATCGCTGATCCTGAACGACGGCGCGCAGTACGCGACCAGCGCGACCGTCACCGCGAAGATCTCAGTCACCGACGCCGCGACGACCGGCTACCAGATGAAGATCTGGGGCACAAAGGCGGCGGCAAAGGAAGCAGATGCGTCGTGGGAGACGTTCGCCGCAACAAAATCCATTACGCTCCCGGACGGCGACGGCCTGAAGACGATCTATGTAAAGGTGCGCGACGACGTCGGCAACGAATCGACTGCGGCCAGCGACTCCATCACGCTCAACACCTCGATCCCCGCCGTGACCATCACCGGCCCCGACAAGAGCCGCATCTCCAAGGTCACGGGCTACGACGCGGCGGCCTTCTCCTTCGTCTGCGACGTAGACTTCGAGGAATACACCGTCCGCGTCGTTCCGGCGACGAGCAGCCTGCACACGGCGGGCACCCAGATCCCGACGACGGGCGGCTCCACCAACGTCAGCGGCACGGCGGGCGGCTACAAGAAGAACACCGCCATCAACGTCACCGTCAAGGGCGCGGATCTCGAAGCAGCGTCCTCCGGCGACGGCGTGAAGATCGTGAAGGTCTTCGTCAAGAACGCCGCCGGGACGTGGAGCGCAGCCTAATGGCCGCGCCGGAGTTGACCTTCTCCATCACCGGAAACAAGATATCGGCAGTCTCGGGATTCGACTCGATCACCGTCACATTCTCGTCGGACATCGCCTATACGGCTTTTGAGTGCCGCGCGACGAAGTCCGGCGAGGATTGGGGCCGCGGGAAGGGCGCTTTGATCGCGTCCTTCTCCCAGACCCCGGCGGGCACGCAGCGCACCTTTGAGGTATACGACGATTTTCTGCTTTCCGGTGATGGGGAATACCGCATTTCGCTGTTCGCGCAAAGCGCGGACGGCAGCTGGAACGACAACTACGGCTTTATCCCGCTGGGAGAGTCGCAGGCGCTGAAGACCGCGGACGGCGAGGATTTTCTGTGTATGAAGGAGTGATCGTATGGCTTACAACAGCCAGTTTACCGGCGCGCAGATCGACGAGGCCATCGGCGACGTGCGCGGAAACAAAGCCGCATGGAGCGGCAAGCAGGACGTGCTTTTGGCCTCCGGGGCGAAGGTCGGCGACCTTATCAAGGTCAAGGCGGTGGACGCCAGAGGGAAGCCGACGGCGTGGGAGGTGGCCGCGGCTGGCACGGATTATCTAACGGAAGCGCCCGTGACGAGCGTGAACGGGAAAACAGGAGCTGTCAAGGTTCGCGAAGTGCCGTCTGTCACCGCCGCTGATAATGGAAAATTTCTGCGGGTTGTTTCCGGTGCATGGGTGGCTGTAGAGATCACAAACGCGAATGGAGGTAACTTCTGATGGCGGAATATCTGACGAATACGGCTGACCTGACGGCGGTCGCCGACGCGATCCGCGCGAAGGGTGGCACGTCTGCGCAGCTGGTGTACCCGGCAGGATTCGTGTCGGCCATTCAGGCAATCCAGACCGGCATAGCCCCGCAACTGGTCGTAACGGTATCCGCCGGTGCGACCGTCACGGCGACAAACGGCTCCAAAACAATTACCGGAACATCTGACAGCACCGGAGTTTGTACGCTTACCGTTCCGGAGATCGGCACATGGAGAGTATCCGCTACGCTGGACGGGAAAACATCTGACACAAAAGCCGTAGCTATCACGGACAGCTACGCGGTGTCGCTTAATTTTGTATATCCGACACTGAATAAAAATACTTGGGAAACAATAAAAAATATATCCGACGCGGGACAGGGCGCGAACTATTGGAGCATTGGCGACCGAAAGGCGGTAACGCTAAACGGCACGGTTGGACATCTTACACTATCTAATTACACAATATACGCATTTGTCATTGGATTCAACCATAATGCGAGCCTAGAAGGGGAAAACCGTATTCATTTCCAGTTAGGCAAAACGGCGCTCTCCGGCGGTACGGACGTGTGTTTCTGCGACAGTTACTATACCTCGCCCGTTTCGACAACCGGCTATTTCTCTATGAACAGTAGTGCAACGAACTCCGGCGGATGGGCGAGCTCGCAAATGCGTACAAATATTTGCGGGACAAGCCTCTCGAGCTATTCCGGAACGATTATCGCAGTCATTCCGGCGGCGCTCCGTGCAGTCCTAAAGTCCGTTACCAAGTACACGGACAATACGGGAAATAATAGCACATCCGCGAGTGCGGTCACGGCGACAAAGGATTACTTTTTCCTCCTCTCGGAGTTTGAGGTTTTCGGGAGCATTTCGAGAGCAAACTCGAACGAGGCGAGTAAGCAAGCGCAGTACGCCTATTATTCCGCTGGAAACAGCAAGGTAAAGTACAAGCACAACGGAACGAGCACCGCCGCTCGTTGGTGGCTCCGTTCTCCGCTTGCGAGCAACTCCGACGGTTTCGAGGATGTGAACACCAACGGGACAGTCGAAGACCGCACCGCGCGCGCTTCCTTCGGCTTCGCGCCCGGCTTTTGCGTATGAGGGAGAAGCGCATGGACTATATCGTGTATAAGCGGTTCCGTGGGAATGGCATCGATGGAGCATTTAATCTCCGGTACGGAACTGTGGTATCGGAAATTGAAGGGTTCTTGTTTGCAGCAGACGGCAGGCGGATATGCGCTGCGACGTCCGAAAACGGGTGGGAGCATTTCAGGCCGAACACGCAGGAAGGTGCCGAGCGGCAGAAAATGCTGAACGATCTGTACCGATGGTACAGAAAAAACGGCTGCGATGAAGATTTTACGGATGACAAATGGCCGGGGCAGGAAAACGGATACTGGAAGAATCGGCTGCGAACAGCAAGCACAAAGCAATTGGAGAAAATCTATCAAGAGAAATTTGGAGGGACGCCATGTATGCAGTAAAACAGGACGGCGCATTTGCCGGGTATGCGGACAGTATTGTGCCCATCCGACTGCACGGCAACGGTTGTTATGTCCCGTGCAAGGAAGATCAGGCAGAAGGATTTTGCGCTAAGATGGCTATGACTATTACAGATGAAGAAGGGACTGAGCATCAGGTGCTTTCTGACAGGGTGTTTCATCTCCCCGGTTACACGTTGAAAGGTACGGAGCCGGAGGGCAGCTATGAGGAAATGGGTGCGGCACTGCTACTCACAGATGCAGAGAACGCGGCGAAAATTTTACTTGGGGAGGCGGAATAACATGAGCACCTACACCGAGCGGGCGCGGGCGCTGCGCCCCTATATCGTCAAAAGCGCCGCCAGTCTCACTGACGCCGACGCGAGTCTCGCGCCGGAGCTTTTCACCCGCCTGACCGGCTCCGGCAGCCTCGTCAAAGCCGGCACGCGCATCAACTGGGGCGGCACCATCAAGCGCGCCGCCTCCGACCTCTGGGACACGGCCCAGAACACCCCGGACGCCGCCCCGGCCCTCTGGGAGGACATCGCCTACAAACAGGGCTACAGGATCATCCCCGAGACCATCACTGCCGGTCTCGCCTTTGCCAAGGGCGAAAAAGGCTGGTGGCAGGACGAGCTCTACGAATCCCTGCTCGCCGCCAACGTTTGGAACCCATCCGTTAACCCGGACGGGTGGAAGAAGATCACGGAAGAAGGTACATAGCCATGGACGATGCAACTATCATCGTTACGCTCGTCACCGACCGCACGCAGGCGGATGTGGAGCGGGTGCGGGAGCTGGCGGCGAAGGGCTTTTCCGCCATGACTTCCGACGAGCAGGCAGAATGGCTGGCCGGGATGAAGGGTGCGTACAACGCCGCTGATCTCAATCGCGTGGGAACCGCCCTGAACTATCTGGCGGGACGCCTCAGCTCGATCTGCGGCAAGAGCATCGCGTGGACGGCTAAAACCGATTGGGCCGTAACGGACATTATAACGGCCTCACAGGCCGAGGCATACCGCAAGCAGGTGCAATCCATCCGGGACGCGCTTGCGTATCCTGCCGAAACGCCGGACGCGCCGGAGCTGGGCCGCCTGACCTACACCGATGCAAACAACATCGAGCGCATTCTGAAACTCTGCGAAGAGCTAATCGTCAACGTTGCAAAATCTTTTCGCCACACCGGCGCGGCGGAGTGCGCCGCAGGAGGATTACTCACATGAAAGATAGGCAGCCAACACAGGTTTTAGCCAACGGCGCGATCCGCTACGGCGTCTATAACGCCGACGGCACGCTCAACCACTACGAATACCTCAAGCGCGAGGACGCGCCCACCGTCGAGGGAACGCCACTCAACAAGGCAAATCTGCTATCCGATGCAACCGCCGCGAAGATCTGGCCCGGCTCGAAGAAGCCGGACGACCCGACCGTGAATGACGCGCTCGGCAAGCTTTCGGAGGGTACGGCCAAGGTCGGCGACATCGCTATCACGTCCCGCACAGATTTGTCCGACGCATGGCTCCCGTGCGACGGGCGCACTGTATCGCAGGAACAGTATCCAAGCCTCTGCGCCGTCCTGCGGACGCCGGACAGCCCGGCGATTTGGACGGAAAAGACCGTATCAACAAACGTCGGAGCGGGCGGCGACGCGATCTCCTACGAAAACGGACATTGGTTCCGCACGTACCAGGACACGACATCCGCACACATTCTGGTATCAGACGACGGCGAAACATGGACAGAGTGGGCCATGCCACAGAACTTCTGGGCAAACTCGCCAATCCTTTCGTCGCGCATCGTAGCTGCCCATGCCGTGAAATACTTTGGCGGACTATACGTGTGTAGCGTGTGCGTATTGTGCGCCAAATCTTCCGGAGTTGCGTACTATCAAGGCATTATATTTGCATCTGAAATATTCGGGCAGTTCCAAGTTGACGCGCCGTCTGTATGGTATCCCGACTATAGTAGCATCATCAAGGAATTCGCCGCGAAATCTGAATACGATGTGTTCTGGGACGGGCAACGGTTTTTGGTGCTTGGAACATACAGAGACCTTGAAATCATTCCTACGATCAGATACACAAATCAACTTACAAATAGAAGTAGCCCAGTGGAGGAAGACAGTCAGGCTTGGAAGCAAGGAGCTATGACTAATTTTAACCCTATTGGAATGTACGTCCGAAAATCAGATGGAATGATCGTGTGCTTAGGCTGGGGTACTGGAGTAGGCGGTTACCCAGGCAACTACTTGACATACGTTATCTATGCAAAAACCGCGGCAAGCAACTTTACTAAAAAAGAAATTTATGCATGGACAGCCGACCTCAATGATGATTTTAGCGACTTCGTAGAGACAGATGAAGGTATATATGTAACCTGCAATAACACCTATGACGTAATAAAAATAACAGGAGATTCCAAGCTGACAACCACGATAGTAACAAAAGGGAATCCTTTTGACCATGCAACAAACTGCAACGGACAGCTTGTGGCCGTAAGAGGATCAACGGTAAATGTAACTGAGGACATAGAACAGGGCTGGGACTACACTACGACGCTCAGTGCAGAGGGGAAACAGCCTGTTGCTGTCGGAACAATTGTGCGAATTCCACTCTCGTCAAACGGCGCGACGGTAAAGGACGTTCTGCATAATTTCGCATACGACAACAAGAAAATCCCTGCCATTACACCCGATAGTCGCAGCAAAGCCTACATCAAGGCGCTGGAGGAATAGCCATGCAGGACAGACAGGGCACAAACGATCTCGCAAACGGGGCCGTCCGCTACGGGGTGTATGACGCGGACGGAAGCCTCCTGCGGTACGCATGGCTTCGTCCGGAGGACGAGCCGCTGGAGGCCGGGACGCCGCTCACGGCCGGGAACCTGCTGACGGAACAGAGCGCCGCAAAGATCTGGCGAGCGGGCGACGCACCGGCGAACCCGATGGTAAATGAGGCATTCGGGAAGCTGTCGGAGCCGAATTATCACATCGGCGATATCCTCACGACCGTCCGCGTCCTCTCCGTCCCGTGGCACGCGTGCGATGGCTCAACCTTCGATCAGACTGCATACCCGGCCCTCTACGCAGCCCTCGGCGGCACGACGCTGCCGACGATCAGCTATTCCAGCGATACCACCACCTACATCAAAATGGCGGACGATTAGCCCGGCAAATAAAAGAGAAAGGTACAGAAAAATGGACAGCAAAACCATCATCGTCACCCTCGTCTGCGCCGTGCTCGGCTCGTCCGCGCTGACGGCGGTAGTAAACGCCGTCGTCGGCGCGATACAGAAAAAGCGCGGCAAGGCCACGACGCAGGAGGCGCACCTAGCCGAGATCGACAAAAAGCTCGGGAAAATGCAGGAGCATCAGGACGAGCAATATCTGGCGATCCTCCGCCTCACGATCATGAGCGAGGAAATGCCGATGGCAGAACGCCTGATCGCCGGGCAGAAATACGTCACACTCGGCGGGAACGGCGACGTGAAGAAGTTTTTACACCAGCTGGAGGCGCAATGCGGGCATAGCAATGGAATTCAGTAAAAAGTGGCTGATTTGCAGCGCGCTCGTCAGCCTCGCACTCATCATCGCCTGCGCGGCAGGCGCAGACCTGACGGAGATCACGCTTGCGGTGCTGGCTGAAACGACGGCTTCCAGCGGCTTTTACCTCTGGAAGGCCAAGAATGAGAACCGCGCGAAGTACGCGCAGAAGTACATGGATAAATGGGCCGAGAAATACGGCCCGGAAGCGGCAGCACGCATCGCAGAGATCGTGCTAAAGGACTGAAAGGAGTCTACATATGGAAAACATCATCAAACGTCTCGGGAATCTGTTGAGCGTCAAGTCCATCGTCACGCTCGGCCTGACGATCATCTTTGCCGTCCTCGCCCTGCGCGGCGATATCACCGGCAAGGACTTCCTGACCATCTTCCTGACTGTTATCACGTTCTATTTCGGCACGCAGTCGCAGAAAGCGCAGGACGCGATCGACGGCGCAACGAAGGAGGATGCGCAGAAATGAGCATCAAGATCGGGCAGGCCAGTCTTGGGGAAACCGGAGGACGCAACCAGCAGCCCGGCAACCAGAACGGGCGGGAGCTGAATATCTCCAACTGGTACAATGGCCGCTGGCTCGGCGTCCTGCGCTACAAGAGCCGCAAAAAGGCCGAGCGGGCCGCGCAGACGTGCGAGGCGGCTATTAAAAACCGGAACATCGGATACGACATGGACAACAGGAACACGGCGTATGAGGCCGCCAGAGCCGTCGGATGGGACGTGAGCAGGATCGCAAAGCCCGTGGAGACGGACTGCTCCGCGCTCATGATGCTCTGCGCCGTGGCCGCAGGCTGCGAGGCCGTCGCCGCGCTCTACAAAAAGCAGGGGAATTCCTGCACCACCTACTGTATGCTGCACGATTGGCCCGCAACGGACGACTTCGAGCTGCTGACCGGCAGCAAGTATCTGACGACGGACGCGAATCTCCTGCGCGGCGACGTACTGGTAAGCGAGGGCCATACCGTGATGGCCCTCGAAGATGGAAAAAATGCAGAGGAGGAAACCGAAATGGTAGAAAAGAGCAAGATCATCATCGACGGAAAGGAAGTCACCGTTGAGCGCATCCTGAAGAACGGCACGAACTACGTCAAGGTGCGCGATCTGGCCGCTGCGCTGGATCTCGAAGTCGGCAACAAGGGCAATATCGCCGTGCTGAAGCACAAGGAAAAGTAAGGAGGCGGAGCGTATGTCGCCGCAGGCGCGGGCCAAGCTGCCGCCAGAGCTGGGCCGCCTGACACGCAAGGATATGGAGGCCGTGATCTATCAGGCCAATCTTGGCCGGGAAAACGAGAAGATCGCGCAGCTTTACTTCGTGGACAAGCTCCCGCAAGTGGACGTTGCGACGGAGCTGTTTCTAGGCCGCGCCACGGTACAGCGACGCCTGCCGGAGATCATGCGGGAGATGCAGCGGACATCCAGCAAACTGTATAGCTGAGATAAGCGCCGGTTTCTCGGCGCTTATTTTTTATATAAAAATTTTTAAAAACCCCCTTGACATATACGGTATTACAGTATATAATGCATCCATAGACACAAAGCAAAACAAACACGACAAAAAAATCGGAGGATGGCAGACATGTTTAATATCGTTTCCGCGTGGGGAGCGCAGACAAATCCCCACTATAACCCGGACACTGCAAATAATGGCGGAGGTTACTGGCAGTTTTCCGGCGGTATCGTCGTCGATCTTAACGGCCAGCTTGTCACCGTCGAGGCCGACGACACGTCCTGCGGCGATTTTGGCAGCCGCGTGTATTTTTCCGTGACGGCTGACGGCTTCTGCTGGCGCTTTTCCGACGGCACAATGGACGATGCGTCCGTTGACACCCCGGAGGATGTCTTGGGCGTTCTGCGGTCCGTCTCCGGCGTTCTGGGCGTGGACGCCGAAGCGCTGATTTCTGCCGCGTTGAATGCGGCGAACGTCTGCGCGTGGGAGGTATGCTATGCCGACTGACACCCAGCGCCGCGCTCGCAACAAGTGGGACGCTGAGAACATGTCCGTGATCTCCTGCAAGCTCAAGCGGGAGATCGCGGAAAGATTTAAGGCCGCAGCCAAGTCCAACGGCACGACGCCAAACGAACTGATACGCGGCTGGATTGCTGCATATTTATTTGAGCAAAACTGATGCATAACTGAGGCACAGGAAAATAGCAAAAAGCCCATACTGGACACATCAAAGGAGTGTTCGGTATGGGCTTTTCTTATTTTAATCCGAACCCTGCCGGGCAGAAGGTCGGGGACTGCACCGTCCGGGCTATCGTAAAGGCGACCGGGAAGAGCTGGGACGAGGTGTATATCGGCCTGTGCCTGCAGGGACTCATCATGGGCGATCTGCCGAGCGCAAACAGCGTATGGAGCGCTTACCTCCGGCAGCAGGGCTTTACCCGGAACGTAATCCCGAACACATGCCCGGACTGCTATACCGTCGCGGATTTCTGCGCAGACCATCCGCGCGGCGTGTACGTTCTTGCCCTGTCCAGTCATGTGGTCTGTGCGGAGAACGGAAGCTATTTCGATACATGGGACAGCGGCAATGAGATCCCGCTGTTCTACTGGGCAAAGGAGGATAAATGATGTTCGGACAACAGCCGTATGTGTATCAGCAGCCGATTTATAATCAGCCAATCGGCCAACCGATCAGTCAACCAATGCAGGAGCCAATGATGCGCCCACAGTACCAGCCCGCGCCGCAGATACCGGCCTACCAGCCGCAGCCCCAGCAGCCGCAGAATCAGTCGATCATCTGGATTCCGAACGAACAGGCCGCAAACGACTTTATCGTCGCGCCCAACAATGCCGTTACGCTTTGGGATATGAACGCGCCGATCGTGTATGTAAAAAAGGCCGATGCAAGCGGGAAACCGACCATGACGACCTACGATCTCGTAGAGCGCGCACAGGCCGCACCAGCGCCCGCAGCGCCGCGAAGGGACATGAGCGAGGAATATGTAACTCGCCGCGAGTTTGAGGAGCTGGTAGCCAAGCTGACGGCCCCCAGCGCAAGACCGGCGAGAAAGACAAAGGAGGCTGAAAGCGATGGCTAACCCCCTGTTTCAGGCCCTCGGCGGCGGGCAGATGCCCGGCCGGATGGGGCAGTTTCAAAATATGGTGCAGCAATTCCGGCAGTTTCAGCAGACGTTTCAGGGCGACCCGAAAGCGGAGGTTGAAAAGCTGGTGCAAAGCGGGAAAATCACGCAGCAGCAGCTGAATCAGCTGCAGCAGATGGCGGCGCAGTTCCGGCAGCTGATCGGATAAAACGGATTTCAATTCGTGGCCACGATTGAGATAAATTTCAAAAAATCTACGAAAGGAGAATTTTATGAGTCTTTCTACTGACGGCATTCAGCCGACTATGCCCCTTCAGCCCGCCAATAACTACGGCGGCGGTATGGGCATGTGGGGCGATAACTGGATGTGGTTCGCCGTGCTGTTTCTCCTCGGCTGGGGCGGCAATGGCTGGGGCGGCAACGGTTGGGGAGGTAATGGAAACGGCGGCGCGATGAATGGTTATGTGCTCACGTCTGACTTCGCAAACCTCGAGCGCAAGCTGGATGGCGTGAACTCCGGGCTGTGTGACGGCTTCTATGCCATGAACACCGGCGTGCTCAACGGCTTTGCTGGTGTAACGCAGGCCGTGACCAGCGGCTTCTCGCAGGCCGAAATCGCGCGCTGCAACGCGCAGATGGCGTTCATGCAGCAGCTGAGCGCCCTTCAGGCGCAGATCGCAAGCTGCTGCTGCGAGCAGCGCGAGGCCATCATGGGCGTGAATTACAACCTCGCCACGCAGGCCAGTGACACCCGCAATCTCATGCAGAACACCACCCGCGACATCATCGACGCTATGAACTGCGGCTTCCGCAGCATCGATCAGCGTCTGACGGCGCAGGAGCTGGCCGCGAAGGATGCAAAGATCGCTGAGCAGAATCAGCAGATCTTCGGCTACCAGCTGGCAGCGTCTCAGGCCGCGCAGAACAACTACCTTGTATCTACGCTTCGCCCGAGCCCGAACCCGGCCTATGTAGTAGCGAACCCGTATTGCTGCAACAGCTACAACAGCGGTTACGGCTACGGCTGCGCGGCGTAACAGCCCAAACTCCATATCGTAGAGCTTTTTCGTGGCCTCACGAAAATGATCGGCCCCATTGCCGATACTCGACAGCAACGCGGCGGGGCAATCGTCCCGCCGCTGTATTTTTATGAAAGGAATGATTTTATGGCAACATATAAGGAACTCAAGAAGAAATTCATCGATCACCTGATGGGCGTGGATCTGTACAAGATGAATGTGACGGATCTCTATACGTTCGCCTGCATCCTGAAAACGGTGGACGAAATGGAGCAGCCGGGCCCGGAAGAGACAATGACAGCTGCAATCGCGCCGCTGGTGAATCTCTGCAAGGAAGCAAAGGCGGGAAGCGGGGTGTTTGGAATTGGCTGAGTTTACGAATTCCAACATCGTCAGCGTCGCCGCCGGGCAGAACGTCCCGCTGACGGAAGCGGCAGTCAGCAGCAAGCCGTGCATTGTACACCGCGAGGGCAGCGGCCTTGTCACGCTTCGCGGGCTGACGAATCAGTGTAAAGCAGTTTTCAAAGTCTCCTACGGCGGCAACATCGCAATTCCAACCGGCGGCACGGTCGAGGCGATCACGGCCGCACTTGCCATCAACGGTGAAGCCCTGGCAAGCGCGACGGCGACTGTGACACCGGCAGCGGTAGAAAACTACTTCAACGTTTATGTATCCGCACAGGTGAGCGTGCCGAGAGGCTGCTGCCTGACGGTAGGTATGCGAAACACCAGCACGCAGGCGGTTAATTTTGCAAACAGCAATCTTACCGTCGAGCGCGTAGCATGAAAGGAGGAAGCGATATGTATGATCTGAGGAATCTCCGCGAAATGCTCTGCAAAGAGCTGGACGAAATCGCCGAGAAGCGCGAAATGTCTGCAGGCGACCTCGACGCGATCCAGAAACTGACCAGCTCCATCAAGAATACCTACAAGATCGAGATGGCTGAAGACGGCGGCTATTCCCGCGACGGCGAGTGGGAGGCGGATATGCGCGGTACTTACGGCCGGGGCAGCTCTTACCGTGGCCGCCGCCGTGACGCAATGGGCCGCTATACCCGCGCTGATGCCCGCGAGCATATGCGCGCGCAGCTGGACGATATGATGCGTGACGCGGACGACGATAAAACCCGTGACGCGATCCGCCGCTGCATGGAGCAGATCGAGCGGGCATAAGGAGAGCGCAATATGTTGGATGCAGCCGAAATCCGGAAAGAGATTGCTCGCCTGGAATATGAGGAATCCGACTATAAGAATTACGCTAAGCTTGCGGATCTGTACGTGATCCGCAAGCAGATGCAGGAAGAGGAACGGGGCGACGGCGGTAAGTATGTGGGTTACTACTCCGGCGCTCCCGCCCCTGTGACCGCAGAACCGGCTATCGTTGGCGAGTACGGGGACAGTGAGTTTTTACTTGCGGTAGCTGGGAAAAACCCGGCAAAGGCTTGGGCGGTTGTTGATGAACTTATGGACACACTATCGCTTGTGAACCGAAAAGTCTATGATTCTGTGCTGCGGAAAATAAAGTCCATGTAGCAAAAAACAGGGGAGTCCCCTCGAATTGCGCTGAATCTGTAGCATACAATGTAGCATACGGGAAATAATTTTATGTTACAGAGCGTGTCATAACGTGATTTTTTGCTTTTTGAAAATACGCAGAAAATAGGGTGAAAAGCATAAAAAAGTACCGATTTTAGATTTAAAACATCTAAAATCGGTACTTTGGCGCGGAAGGAGAGATTTGAACTCTCGCGCGCTTTTTAGACGCCTACTCCCTT